ATTGACGCTTTATCTAATAAATTATCTGCCATACTATTCTATATTTTCGATTGTGGTTAATGTTGCAGTTGTACAAGTAACATTTTCGTAGTATGTTGCTCTTGCTTGTAATGAAGCAAGTAAACTAGGTATAGCACTAGGAAAAGCATAATCATAATAAATACCACCCCATCCATTTTGAACTGGACTTCCCCACCAACTAACAGGATAAATTTCGTTTGCCATCTTTTATTTTATTTATTTTTTTAAACAACATCTCCATCTTCTTAACATTACTATCTTTAGGTTTGTATATTTTTTTCTTCATATTATCCTAGAAAAATACCCCCAGAAAAATTAGAATCCGTATCTGGAGTCATTTGTTCGTTAGTAGATGTGTTATACTCTGGAAATAAGTTATTGTTATAATCCATATAATCTTGAAACCTCCTTGTATAAAAATCAGCAGTATCATTAACTTTACCCATCAAATGAACTAACTCATCCTTATCTATAGCCTGCTTGTTATCTCCAATATGTTTATAGATTCCTCCGTTCCCAATATTGTAAGAAGCAAATGGTAAATAAGAACTTTGACTAAACCAGATAAGCATAGGCTTAACGTATTCATTAAGTAAGTTTTTGTAATTTACGTTTGCAACATCATTTAACTCAGAATTTAAAATTAACGTCTGTAGCTTTACATACAAGTTTCCTCCTAAATAATTTTGAATATGCAGGTCTTGAGCAACCTCAACGAACTGTATTAGCTTGTCATCATCTGTATTTCCAGATATGATAGACTTTCTTTTTAAGTCATTTAATGTTATAAATAATGCTTTAGTAGCCATATCTTATTTTTTATTAGTTGGATAAGCACCTCTATCTGGTCTATCAATCATTCTTTCAGTTATCTCGCTTGGATTATTAGGTTCTTTCAATCCTTTTTCATAAGCTGAATTAGGGTCTACCCTTTTATCTCCTTTTAACTTTAAAACTCTCAACTCCCAGTAATGATGGCAATTTTTTCCTCCCTTAAACTTTAAAAGACTGTAATTCTGCTTGTTATGTCCCAATTCTTTATTAACACCTCTAAAAGACATCATATTAATATCTTCCTTTCTAAATACAATATTTCTATCAGTAAACGTTTCCATCTTCTTACAGAATCTTCTACTGTTAGTAGATTTTCTTACAGGCATATAAGCATATCTAACTTTATAGATATCACTATCTTCCTTAGAAGACTTATTGCTAGACTTTATTTCAGCCATTTTAACGTCATTAATATCCTCTTCATATCTTTCGGTATGAACAACCTCCCAATCATCGCTTAAAACCTCTCCAAGACCCTCTAGTTGCTCTAGCATATCATCTCCTTCTTCGTCAGAGAAATCTTTTGATTCTTCTTGAGAACTTAACTTCTCTCCTGTCTCTTCTTCTCTCTTGATTTTAGTAGAAATGTTCTCTAATTCTGTAAACTCAATAGGTTGTAAAGTAATGAAGTATAAGTTTAAGTATATTCCGTTAACAGCTAATATTTCACAGAAATCATCTAACAAGTCAGTCTGAAATGGTCTTATAACATAATTATCCATTAAAATTGAGGCAGTACGCAATTCTTCGGCATTATTCCCAAAACCCGTGTTATCTTTAATACCTAAAAGTATTGGTGATACGATACCGTGTCCTAACATTATCTTTTCTCTACTTTCGTCAGCTAAGAATTGATATTGAGCGTGAGCATCTGGTAAGTGTATAGGGTCTATAGTTGCCGAACTTTCCTTGTCTTCATTAAATGCTATGATAGTACGCCCTGCATTATTTGTTCCACCAAACTTATCGTTTATCTTAGACTCCATTAATTCTTGAGTCTCCTCTGGAGGAATTCCATTATTGAAGTTTATAAATAAACTAGGCTGTAAACCATTTTTTATATTGTTAATATGGTAGTTCGACACCTCTACTTCTAAATCACAGTATTGTAAACATCCGTGGTAATCACTAGGTGTATAGTACCAAAATCCACTCTGATAAGGCTTAGATACAAATATCTCTGAAGTTTCTCTTCTACTTCCTTGTCCAAACGCAGGAATTCTTTTAGGCTTATCTCCTTTCTTGTACTCTGCCCAATTAGGGTGATAATACCAAGCCTTTATAACTCCATCTGTTGCTTTTTCAGCTCTAAGAGTCTCTATAGGAAAGTGTAGTGCTTTGAGTACTGTTTTCTTTGTCTTATTGTAAACAACTTGTATAGCAGCCATACCTAGCTCCTTTCTGTCATTTACTATTCTTTTTACATCTTTAGGTTTAAACACTAACTGAGCTGCTGCCCATTCTAAAGGTTTATCATCACTATCAGTAGAAGCAAGACCTCTACCATAAATCATATCAGAGATACCCTTTACACATCTAGAGTTTGTTGGACTTCCTAAGTTCAAGTCTATTAGTCTACCAAAATAATTATTATCTTCTCCCCAAGTAACCCAATTATCACCCTTTCTTTCAACTGCTTTTGGCATTTGATATGTAGATAGCTCTACAACACTAAAGTTCTTAATGTATTTCTTTGGATTCTTTGATAAGTAATTCTTATTGACGTTTATTCTTTTACTCATTATATTGTTATGTATTTATCATCACCATCAGTATTGTTTTCCTTGTAGTAATCTGTACTTATAGTGTGATAGATGTCCGTATTAATTTGACTTGTTACGTATATCTTATCCCTGTACCAAAGGTTAGTGTTTCTAGTCATTTCTAGCACATAAGCTCTTTCTGCTATAAACTTATCTGAAGATAGCGTTATATCTATGTAATCTCCATTAACAACAGCAGTAACACCTGTAAATGATACAGACTCTCCTGTCCCATCCTCCCTTATAGTTGCATCTATATTTGTAATGTCTGATGTTCTAGGCAAAATAGAGAATGTTTGTGATGTTGATATTGGTAATAATCTAATCATAAACTTATAACGGAAATACTATTTTTTGTTTTTATTACAAAAGAAAAGGTCTACCGAAGCAGACCTTAACTAAAAGTAAATCAAATATTAAATATTTACGCTTGTACTACAACTGTAAATCCTGTAGTCGCAGGGTCAGCATCTAAAAAGTTTGCAGGCTTCTTCTCCATACCAGTCAAAGTTAATGTATAACCACTAAGGTCATTCATTGCTTGTCCTGTTACAATAGTACCAGCAGTTACTTGACAGCCATTTTCAAATCCAGCTAAAAAGAAGTTTCCGTTTTGGTCTTCAATAATAACTCTTGGTCTACCATAAGAAAGTAATTTTAATTCTTTATGGTCATTAACAGTTAATTTTTTTAATGTTAACTCTACTACTTGCTCAAAAGCAGTAGTTCCTGTTTCAGAACTTGTCTGAATATTTTGCGTGAAAGAAGAGGCATCTCTTACTTCATACTTGAAAGCATTTGGTGTTCCAGTAACAGATTCTATTGAATCTGTATTTGTTGAATCAAATGTATAACTAGCAGGAGTAGTATCTTCAAAATTCGATAGGTAGATAGCTTTTATACCTCCAACAGAATCCTTACATACCTCTTTTCTTCCTAATGTTAAATCACAAGCCATTTGTTGTATTGGGTTTTTATATTCCCTCCTCCGTCAAGAAGAGGGAAATTATTAATAATTATTTTAATTATGCTTGTGGAGTGTAAAGAACGATGTCTGAACCAAATCCGTGCTGTACAGCAGCAGTAAATCTCATTACAAATCTTACATTCTGACTTCCATCTAAGTCGCTCATATCTAGTACTTTAACTTCATTATGGTCTGATAAAAGTCCAGTTCCAAAGAAAATATTAGATGTTTCAGCTAAATACATATAGTTAGGGTCTAATCCTTGAGCTAAGAAAATCTGAATTCCATCAAACATTAATCCGTTTATGCTTTGATTGTTTCCTCTACCTTCGTAACCATTAGCACCAAGTCCGTCAGCACCAAATCCTCCTAAAGCTCTTACATAAGCCTTATACACGTTTTGTGCAACGTATAATCTTACATCTGGCTTTCCGTATAATGCAGCAGGCATAGCGTCTGTTACTTTACCTAATTCAGCAACTACGTTAGCAGCAGTTACACCACCAGCTCCAGTAGAAACTCCTGTTACATCAACAACAGTTGCGTCAGCAGTAGCTAAAGCTACTAGTCCGTCAAATTCTCCTGCAGTTGCAGTAGCACCCATCCAAATATTACTCTCATTTTTCTCAGCAATCTTAGCAATAATCTCAGCGATTAAAAACTCTTGGAAAGATGGAGGTAGATTGTCAAATGCAGAATATCCCATAGATATTGCATCCCAATCGTCTCTAAAGTCAGTCTTACACAAGTTTAAGTTTACTTGAAATTCTTCTGGTTGTAAAATTTTCTCGTCTAAAGTAACAGTATCTGTTGCAGCGAAATCACAACTTCCATCAGCGATTAAATCGGTGGTAGAAAGTCTTTTGATTACTTGCTTGAACTTTACATTAGGTTTAACAGTAATACCACCATTTTCGATAGTATTTGCAGACAATAAAGCTGCTGAAATATATCCTGCTGCTTTTTCTCCTGCGTAAGTTGTTGTAATTGAAGTCGTTGTTGCCATTTTTTATTTATTAAATAATTTGTTATAAATTGAGTGTTTTACTGTTTTTGGTCTACTCTGTGAGTAAAGGTGTTGTTTCTTTTGCTCTACTTGAGCTTCTGGGGAATGTACTATTTCTTCTGACTCAACAGATAGCTCAGTAACTTCCGATACTACTTCTTGCTTTGATAATTCAGCAGGAACATCTTTTTCTTCTGTAGGAGAAACGATTTCCATCATTTGCTTAACAGAAGCTTTTAATGAAGATAACTCTTCGTATAAAGATTCGTATTTCTTGTTTAATGATTCAATATCTGAATCTTCAGAAATAACTTCCTCTTCAACTACAGGAGCTTCTTCAATTACTTCTTCTTCAGCTAATTCAACAACCTCTTCTACAGGCTGCTTAATTACTTCTTCAGAAGAAAGTAAAATGCTTTTAAAGGCATCTACAATTTCTTTTGGACTTTTCATAAATTAAATTTATTATTATTAACTCTATAACACTAATAACTAACAATATAAATATTGTTGTATTTTACTTTTAGATGTTGCCTATTCCTTGATTAATCATCTTACCATCACAACACTCTCTACTGTATCTATTTCCGTCTTTACATAGACAGCCTCTTCTCTTATTCTTTGGAGATGTTCTACTCCATTCTTCTTTTTCTCTTCTATTCATTATTTAGTTTATTTACGATGTCGTTTAAAATACCCAAAGCCTCAGCATCTTCTTCAGATAAGGACAATTTTTCTAGCTTATTTATTGCCCACTCAACACCACTAGTTCCTCCCCAACAATCCCACATTAAACCACCACATCCTTCTGAATATGGCACATCTTTATGTTGCTGATGTCTTTTGAAAGATGCCATTCTAGATATAGTATCTCTACTTAAAGGCTCTCTACTAGCTAGTTGACTTGCTCTCTGTTTTCCTACAGGAGTACCACAAGAACCCCATCCATTTTTATCTACCCAAGCTAATGCTCGTTTAGCATTATTAGTAGCAGACTGTGGGTAGTCGCTATAAGACTTTAGCTCTTGTTCTTTGTATTCTTTTGGCTCACTATGTACCCAACCTTTTTCTGTGTATTTGTCGTGTTCTTCTTTATTAGTTATTTCAACACTTTCTCCATTTTTAGGATTATACATCGTGTGAGGGTATTCCACCAATTCCTCTTCTTTTTTACTAAAGAAACCTTCAATACTAAATCCTAAATATTTACCTAGCTTTACATCCTCCCATATTTCATCATTATCAATCTTCATAACTACCGCCCAAGCACCCTCTGGAGCGTCTAGGTTGTATAAATTACTTTTATCCATACTTGGGTCTTCAACTATCCAAGACTCTATTAGAGACACTCCTTTTACGCTTAATTCGTGTTCTAGAGTTGCGTTGTTATTCTTTAATCTTTTTAAGTATAACTCTGATGCCTTCTTGACAGTTTCTTTAGAGAATTTTATCTTATAAGCATAATCTCCACTTTTCCTAAATATCTCTTTATCTGGAACTAAAGCTAGACCTACTACTATCCTTTTCTCATCATCCACAGATTTAAACTGCACCTTGTGCTGACTAAGTGCTACAAAATTCTCTTCTATTGCAGGACTTTCTACTAATGATATAGCCTCTATGCCATCCTCTAAGTTATTTTCGTCTATTATTAATTCTATAATATCTAATTCTTCCATAATTTTTATTTTAACCTATTGTTGCTGTATTGGAGATGTTTAAGTCTAGTTGTTGTTGGCTCGTTATCTCAGAAGAAACAACATACGCTTGTATTGGTTGATTTAACTGACTAGCTATTGATTGTGTTAATTGATTTGACTGTGTGCTTCCTGCTAGATTGAAATTGAATTCTCTACCTTCTCCACCTCCACTTCCACCACCAGAAGCTCCTATAGTACCTCCACTACCTGCTGAAGATTGAAATTTTTGTCTAGCTATACTAGCCACTTGCATTAAACCACTAGCTATCGTTGCAGCCACAACAAAAGGTTTTGCTGCTGTAGGTATTGTCTCAGAGGATAATGCTTGACTTGCAGCTAAATATGTGTTTATAGATGCGTTAGCTATATTAGCAGCTTTATTTAACTTAAACCTTTTCTTCTCTATAGCCTCTTGTGTTTTCCTTAATTTCTCATCATTTCTACCTATCTGTAATTGTATTCTTTCTCTTTCGTCTTTAGATAAATTTTCGTTTAAAAGCCTTTGATTAAGTTCGTTATTTAAAGCATTTGTTTTATTTTGCTCTATAGTTAGTTGCCTGTCGTATTCTCCATTAAGAAAGTTTGTCATAGAAGACTGTAGCTCCATATAAGCATTTAAACCTTCTTCTAAAGTAAATGGCTCTTTTGACCCACCACTTTTTGTTGGTGTCTTATCGTCTATTTTACCTTTACCTAAAAGCTTACCTTCCGCTACACTAATAAGAGTATCATAATACTTTACATACTCTTCTATTAACGCAGAATTATCTCCTTTAAGCATAGAAAGTCTCTTTAATTGGAAGTCTCTCTCAATAATTAGTTTGTCAACATTATTTGTAGCTAGAAGTAAAGCATTCTTCTTTTCCATCTTCATAACTTCGTCTACATACTTCTTAGCGTCTTTAGTTATTTGAGAAGTATCAAATGCAGTTACTTTAGCTCTTTTATTATTTGCACCCCTTTTCTTAGATGATGAATCAAAGAAATTGTCAAAAAAACCTTCAGATGTAGATATTTTAAGCAACTCTTTTACTTGAGCCTCCACCCTCTCTTTAGTTTCTTCAAAAGATTTTATCTCTTCTTTTACTCTATTTACTCTAGCTACGTTAGCGACTTTTATCTCACCTTTATAAACTCCTTCTTGGTACTGACTCATCTTATTTAGTCTTTTCACATAAGCCTCTTCCGTTTCATCTTGTCTTTGTTTGAATGACTCCAAGTCTTTTACTCCTAGCTCTTTCAAGTCTTCAGACGTATCTTTTTGAAGCTCAACAGCAGATTTAGCTATTTCCGAGCTTTTATTTTGTATCTCAGCCATCATAGCATTAGCTAGAGCTAACTTACCTAAAGACTCTATCTTATTATCTATTTGACGTATGCTTTCTTTTGTTAATTTACCTTCTTCATTTATACTTAAATTAAGGTCTTTGTATTTTTTATTAACCTTATCTATAACATCAGATAAATCATCTTTACTTAAAATATCTTCCTTTATAACAACTAGTAAGGATTTTAAATCAGATGCAGATTTAGATGCTGTAATTCTAAAGCTATTTAAGTTTTCTTCAGCTTTTTTAGCTCCACTACCCAAATAATCCCATAAAGCTATCAAACCTTGAAAAGCTATAAGTATTCCTGCTGGTCCAGCTAACCCTTTTATTACAGTTCCTACAGCTCCTCCGAAACCTAAAGTTTTTCCTGTAGCAGCATCTGTAGCTTTAGACATAAAGAATAAGTTAGAAGCTAATTGCTGTAAGTTATTGGCAACACCCCTAATTCCATAAGGCATATCTGATAGAACTCTACCTAGCTCTAATGTAGCAGAAGTACTTGCTCCTACAGCAGTTTTTCCTTCCTTTTGTACTTTAGTTAGTTTTTGTATAGATTTAACTTGTGTATCTATAGATTTAGAACTTTTTGCTCTTAAATCAGATAATTTAGCTCTCTCTAGTTGAAGTTTCTTTAAGGTTAATGTATATTCCTTAGTCCTACCATCTAGATTATTTAAACTAGCCTCTAATTTTTTTACATTAGCATTAGCTTGTGCTTGTGCTACCTCTATCTTGAGTAGTATTACTTTATCCGAATCAGCCATCTTATAATCTTCTTTGTTTTAGGTTGTACTTAAATTCTTTCCAGTTTGTAGTGGAATGATATTTACCTTTAGCTATCAATACGTCTTCATCAGATATTAGCCAATCATTTTCATTCAATAAATCTATTATCTCTTTTAACATATTAATTTGTTGTTTCTTTAAGGTTTTGACTTAATGCACTCTCATTATTATTAGCATCGTATGCTGATACATTTAAGGTGTATAAAGTAGCACTTGATAACCCTGTAACGTTATAAGATGAATTTGTTGTTGATGCTAAATAAGTACCATTTACATAAACTTTATATCCTGCAACACCAACATTATCCGTAGATGGTTGCCATCCAAAGAATATACTACTAGTTGTTTTAGATATAGTTTCTAAGTCTTGAGGTATAGAAGGAGCTGTTAAATCTAAAGCATCATTAGTAACAACGGTTAACGTATTGCTAAACCCAGAGTCTGAAGCTGCTGCTGAATCAAATGCTTTTACTTTTATATCATAAGAAGTAGTACTAGATAGTCCTGTGATACTATGACTATTTGTTGTTACATTAGTTAAAAATACACCGTCTAAATAAACAGAGTATCCATTATCACCTGTAGGTGTTCCAAATACTGAAGCTGTCCAAGAAACATTTATAGATGTAGATGTTTTAGAAACTAATACTAGGTTCGTAGGGTCTGAAGGAGTACTGCCATTTAACGTTGTTGATGTTACTAATGGTGCTGACTTATAAGACTCTACCCCATCTTGAGATAAGGAAGTTACCTCTATCGTGTATGATTGTCCATTTACTAAGTTTCTAAGCGTTGCAGTAGGTGTATCTGGAGTGCTTCCTGTGTAAGTTATAGCACCAAAATTAGCCTGTGTTCCGTCAATATAAACTCTGTAGTTAGTAGCAATAACTCCACCAACAGGTACTGTCCATTCTATATCTATAGTTGAAGATGTAGTTCCAACAGAAACAATATCCGTAGGTGCATCTGGTCGTGTAGAGTCTGCGAAATTACCGTTAATAAGCTCTAATACAGACTTTCCTGTTAGTAGGTTTGTTTGAATTCTATTTATATTGTAATCTAAACTATTTATTCTAAATACATCATTTAACTCATAATTCAGCAATACATTTAGAGGTAATTTAGCTTCTAGTTTTACAAGTCTAGAGAATTTACTAAATGCCTTTTGTATGTATGTTGAGTAAAATACTTGATATAAGCTATTTTTATTTAACACACCTGTAAACTCATCGTTTTCCTCATTAAAGTTTATAGTTTGAAGTCCATCAGTACTAACATTGCTAGGTCTAAAGTATGTTGTTATCTGTGATTGTCCACCTCCTATAAATGCAAATGGAAATGCAGAATCATCTACTGTTGTAGGCACAGCATAATGTATTATAGGTTTGGTTTTTACAGGCTTTTCATTATCATCAACTAACCATCCTGTTTGTATGGGAGTTCTTATTGTTAAGTCATCTTCATCAGATAGTCTTTCAAACAGCATATGTTCAAACGCTAACTTTATATCGTATTTTCCTCCATCATTAAAGAATACAGATAAATCTCTATTATTTCTAGTTAAATCACCAAATTCATCATTTAATAATGTATTTTGATTAATAATACCAAAAGTACTAGGTTTGTCGTACTTGAAGTTTATTTCTGAATATGTTGGAGGTCTAGATATTGTTCCGTTAGATATATCTATGTATTTAGAGACATCTATACTTTTTCCTGTGCTATAATACTCGTTTAATGACTTTACTATTATCCTTGAATCTTGAGGTAAAGAAGTATCTCTTTCAAAGTAGGCTGTCAAGTTAAACATTTTAAATACAGATTGCAGGAAATCTATAACCTTCATCTTAGGTATTTGATTTGCAATTACAATGTAAGAAGCCATAGTCTCTGGTGAGTTGGGACTTGAGTAGTCAGTATTTTCGCTTGGATAATCAGTAATGGTTGGGTTACCAGCAAGAACTGGACTTCCATAGGAAATGTAGGTTTCTACTTTTTTCTTTAGGTGTAAGTAGGCATTGTATGTGGCTAATGTGCTTCCTTCTTGAGTTGTTATAAAAAAGTTTAAATTCCAATTTCTTAACTCTACAGAAGACAGCACATCAAAACCTACTACTACATCACCATTACCACTCAGTCCGTTAGCTTCTCCTAATACATCACCAGACAAAGTATCCACTATTCTAAGGTCGTATGGTCCAGTACCTGTAATGGGTTCTACCTTAAACCTAGCAACATAAAAAGTATTTTGAGGATTGTATAAGTCTAGACCTGTGGTAATTTGACTTATGTCTAAGTTTACACCAAAGTCTTCTTGAGTAAATACAGATTCTTTAGCTATAGAATCAGTTATAGCACCCTTATCTCTGTGCATAAGCATATAAAGTTCATTAAAAGGAGCTGAATCAAACCAAGTTTTATCAAAAAACAACCCATCATATTTGTCTTCTATTGCATTTATTATGTGTCTTATCTTTAATGATGGCTTTAAGTCCGTATGTTCTATTCCGTTATGTGCTGAATTAACAGGTCGATGCAAGTTTCTACTTGGAGGGTCAAAACTACTATTTCCGTGGTCGCTAGAGTTTGAATTGTAATAATACTGAGAATAACAAGATATAAATGGATATACAACATCAGCATTACTACCTACAATCATAGACTCAGTTGTATCATCATACTCTAAACCTGTTATAAGTCCATTCTTTACTGTATTTGGGTCGTAATCGTGATTAAATCTATTTAAGTAATCTAAGTCTGATAACTCGTCTTTCCCTAGTATATCTGAAAGTGCAACAGAAGAGCCAAAGAATACTATTTTATAAGAAAATGGTTGGTTACTTCTCATATCAACATCATCAAGCCTTATTTTACCAAACCTAAAGTCAGCTCCTGCTATTTTTATAACAGCATCTCTTTTCATTCTACCATCATAACCATCTTGTATGTTGAAGTTGTAGTAATGTTGAAATATTCTGTTATTATTTGCTGACGCAGGAACTTTAAACGATTGAGAATAGTCGGTAAAGATTTTTCCAATATCCTTGACATCCTTTATCACTTGACTAAGATTTACAGCCTCAAAGTCAAATAAATCAACCCTCTCATCTAATCCATTATCATTTTTTACATAAAGCTCTAAGTTCTTCATCTACCTAACGTTGTTTATTTTATTGAAAGAAAATTCTATATCTATAGTGTAATTTATCAGCTTATTATTCAATTTAGTCTTGTAGTCTATTGTGTTGTTTGATATGTTTATTGGCAGTACCTTACTTTCGTAATCTATCCACACCTGTTCACTCAACATTAGTTGCCTAAAGGTTTCATTAAATTCTTCTGGTACAAATCCACTATTTATAGTCATAGTTTCTTTAGCTGATGTATAGAATGTAGTATTTCCGTGAGAAGACACTATATTATTTCTATAGTCTGATATTGTGTTTGACTTATACTCGTCTCTATCTATTTCCATAGATAATCTAGACGCTTTAAAGAACCATAAGTCTTGCTTTGCACCATTCTTATTCCTAAAGATAATCTTGTAAGGTGTGTACTTACATTCTTCTATAGACTCTACCTTTATAACTCTATCTGGTACTGTTTTAGCTACAACGACATTGTCTAGAGTAAATCCTAAAGGGTCTGCTAAATCATCAGCTTGTGCTTGAAATTGTATTAAATTTGATTGCGCTCCAACACCTTCAGCCGTGTAAGTTCCGTTGCCTGTAATTGGTACAGAAAAAGGATATCTCATACTCGCAGTACCTGTGCCTGTAAAGTTCGTTATATCAAAGCTAACAGCAAGATTTACCCCTATCACTGTTTTTAATTGATATAATCTATCTATTGCTAAATCACTAGAGCCTAAAAAACTTGCTCCGTTATTGATAGTCCAATCTGATGTTTCTTTTACCCAACCTGTGTCTGTTGTAAAGTTAGGATTTGTAGTTATGTTAACATCATTATGTGAAGAAACTCTAACTTCC